ATTCCTGAACCTGAAACCGCTCCAATCTCAGAAGCATTTTGTACTAGACCTGAACCATATACTTCATCAGCAATAGCTTTGTTGATAAGTTGCATTCCACCAATACCTGTTTGAACTATCAGGTTTCTTTGTGGATCTGGTCCTTTAAATTCTACTTTACCTTGATAGAAGTTATAAAGTTCAGATTTAAACATATCTAGTGTAAATGATGACTTGTTATATACTCTCTTAAATGAGTTATCTAACTGTGACCATAGACCTACTGATAGTCTGATATCATCTGGACCATCTTGTTTAATTCTACCACCTTTACCCCACATTAGGTAAGTTTCAATATCTGTTGCAATTTTAGATAAATGTGCTGCTTCAAGATTAGTTAAGAATGTACGTGTTAAACTTCCATTCTCAAATGCTTCTCTAGCACCTGCTTTACCCATATTAGCTACTAACCCTTCAATACTTGGTACTGATGGATTATTAGGATCAGTGTTAAAGTTTCTCCAAATTTCTGTTACAGGGACTGTACCATCAGCGTTTAATCCACCTTTGATCATTAAGTCTGCTCTAGAAGATATTGAGTAGTGTACGTGTGCCTCAGCTCCTCCTACAAAATTGTAGAACTCTCTGAAACCAGAACCTGTTTCAATATCAGAAAACCTTTCACCATATTCACCTCTAGCTGAACCTTTTCTAAAGAATTTTGTTCCTTTAGCAAGGTACTTATTGTCTAACGTAGCAGAGTTATTGTTGTTAACTAACTGTACTTGATAAACAAAACCATCACCTGCAGGTATAATATCATCTGCCGTAATGTATAATTCAAGACCGTTGTACTTGTCATATGTAATAATATCACCATGTCCAAACGCTCTTTTGTTGATCTTAATCTTAAAGTAAGTTCCATCAATACCTTTGCTTGTATTAGCAGGTTCAATGTCAGCTACAATATAAGGAAGATCTTGTGCAATAGGAGTCTGCCATTTATACTCACCTCTAGCATTATCCACAAGGATTGTATTCTTTCCACCAAATGATGCCATTTGATATAAAGGCATTTCCACTTCTTGTGTCATTGCCCATAAATCAATTGGTCCCATATCCATAGGCTCGGCATTGCCAAGCATCTGAGTAAGGTGATAAGAATCAACATGTGAACTAGCTTTGTAGCTTGTATCTCTTAGGAATATCCCATTATTTAAAACCGGAGTTGCCATAATTGTTCTTGTTTTTGATTGTTAATAATTAATTGTTACTATATATTTAATGTTTAAATTAAATTCGTTTAAATATGTTGGTTGCTCTTGGAAGTTTTCTTTTTGAACTTCTCTTTGTAGCTTCCTCATTTGCTTTCTCAACTCCTAATGAGGCATTTCCACCAGCATTAGATTGTTCAGTCTTAAGCTTTCTTACTGTTTTAGCTACACTCTTTTGAGCACCTTTATCCATTATTTTAGCTTTATATCCCTCAGGATCCTGAAGAAGCCATAAAGCTTCAGATATTAATGTATAATTAGGTTCAACAAATTGATACTTTTCTAAAAGATGCCCTAGTAAATTAGTATTCTTACCATTTACAGACGCATAACTTGGTTGTACTAAACCATTATAAAGCATTGCTTGTGTCTTTCTATCTACTTTCACTTCACCCAGCTTGCCATCTTTTAATGTATCATATACATTCTTCATATATGCTTTAGATGCTTGTTCTTGTTGTTTCTTCTTCAACTCTTGTTCTTGCAATTTTTGTGCAACAACCTTTTCTTGCATCTTATCTAACTTAGGTTTAAACTTAGAAGCTTGTTGCTCTAATTTACCTAAGTCTTTCCATATTTCAATTTCTTCTTGAATCTCTTCTTGAGTACCATATCCAGTAGCTCCTAAGTATTCAGTTATAATTTTTTCTTGGTCCGTTTCCTTTTTGACATTTAGTTCTTTTGTTTGCTCTACTTGTCCTAAAGTTGTAAATAGACCTCTTAAATCCTTTCCTCCGTCAGCTACATATTTTGCAGCTATCTGAAGTTCTTGAGGTAAGCTCTGAAAAAATTGTTTAGGAGTTTCACGTCTTACTTGATTTGCTCTTTCATCTAAGTTTGCTTGTATTAACTCTTCCCAATCTTTTGCAGTATAGTCATCTAATGATTTATCATCATCAAAAGGAACTATCTTTTCATCATTAATTAATTTTGTAAAAACATCTGATATTCCACTTATGCTTTTTCTACCTCTTGTTTCTTTTTTCTTAACTTCTTCTGCTTCATCAACTTGGTCTAAAGAATCAATAATTTTATCTACATCTTCTTCTTTTTTCTTGACCTCATCTTTTTCCTCAGCAACGGGTTCTTTTGTTTCTACTTCTTTTTCTTCTATTACCTCTTCTTCTTTTTTATCTTCTACTTTATCTAAGTCAGTAGCATCACTAACATCAGGGTCTGCAAAAGACATATCAGACTTTTTATTTATGCCTGAAAATATATTTTTAGAAGGTTTTGATTCAGGTTGGATGATATCTTCTCCGCTGGGTGCAGCATTAAAAATTTCATCTATATTAATGTCCTCCTGTTGGACTTTGGTTTGGACTTGTTCTGTTGTTGTACTCATAATTATAGTATTGGTTTTACAATTGGTTTAATAAACTATTATCTTACATATATAATATAAGAAAATTAATTCTGATAAAATATAATAAGTTTAAAGAAAAATAAAGAATTATAGCAGTATATAGCTAACGTTTATTTTTTATCTTCAGAATTCTTTGAATCATACTTATTTTTGTTTTCTTTAGCTATTTGAAGTTTAGTATCAGCTATTTGTTTTTGTGATGCAATCTTTTCTCTTTCAACATCTAATCTACTCTTTTCCATTAAAGCTTTTGAAGAATTTTGTTCACGTTGCAAATTCATTTTTTCTTGATATTGTGTAGACTCTCTAATATCTTTCATAGCATCTTGATAATCAGACACTTGATTTTGATTTATATCTACCATAGATCCATATCCAGCAGATCTAATTTCAGCTAATGTAATATCATTACGTCTATCCTTTTCATTTTCTTCCATTTCAACTTGAAGTTTTTGCTGCTCTTCTTGTGCTTTAGCTTGTAGTTGTTGTTCTTGCATTTGACGTGCTTGATTCATTTCTTCTTTTCTTTGCTTCTGAGATCTAATCTCTGCATCTTTAAGAATATCAGTTACCTCTGCAATAGAATCTGCTTTAACAATATTACCTAACTCATAAATACTAGCACCAGTTGTATTATTACTTAATGCTAATTGTTTAAGGTTCTCTAATATAGCTCTGTGGTTAGTTTTAGTAGTGGCAAATACATTAAAATCTCTAAGTAATAGATCAGTACCATTTATAGAAAAATTAACCTTCTCAGCCTCTGTAGATATGTATTGTAATCTAAGACTTGGATTTGTACTATAGTAATGTTGTGCTAAGTCTGTTCTCATTTGATGAACTCTTGGCATTAGGTGATCAGAGTGCTGTACAAAATACATCTCTGTCTGTGCATAAGATTGTTGCATAGCTTGTACTACACCAGTTGCAGTTTGTGCAGATACAGCTCCACCTAAACGTTGTGGATTAACTCCTATAGCATCAAAGCACTGTTGTTTAAA